ACCATGGACGCATCAGGTCGTGTGCTGCAATTGCCCGAGGATGCGATCATCATGGATTGTTGCAATTGCAGGCGGGCAATGTGCCGCAATAAAAAATCTCTGCCCTTGTGGGCGCGTGATCGTGTCGAGGAGTATGGTGGCAGCCAGCCCGATGGCACTGGACATCTACGACCATACTGCCGAGAGTGTTATGACTGACGATCAGTTACGGCTTGTGTACGCAGCCGCGCGACGATTCCAGCCTGTAGACCTAGATCCTGAGGACTGGACACAATCGATGATCGCATGGGTGCTTGGACACATGGACTCTTACGATCCTGCCCGTGGTGCGTTTTCGACATGGGTATACCAGATCGTCAGGCGTGAGCGCGCACATCACGTCAAGCGTCAGATCGAGCGGCGCAAAACGATGCGAGTGGGCACGATTGGCGACTACGATCTAGCTGCTCCATATGAGGACATCATCGGATCTGCTGAGGACTCAATGGTAGTCGCCACGGACGTGCGCAAGGCTTTACTATATTGCCTGCCACACGAGCGCTATGCAGTCCACGCATGGCTGAGTGATCAGTCGTTTGCGTGTGCTGCCAAGGATTTAGGGCAGGTGCGAGCAGCCGTCTCGCGCAACTGGCGCAACGCGTTACAACGCCTGAGGCGTGTACTACGGAGTATGGGATATGGATCCGATCAACCCGGCTCATTATGATCCGCGTGATGGCTCTGATGTCGATTGCGCTCGGGCGCAATTGGCAGGGCTCGGTGTTCTCGGATATCGAGCATATTTAGCGGGTAATGCGGCCAAGTATGTCTGGCGTCATACGCTTAAAAATGGCGTGCAAGATATCGACAAGGCGATCAGATGCCTCGAGATGCTGAGGGCGACATATGACCAGTGACGAGGCTGATTGGTTGCTGGAGGCGCAGCAGCGCATACTAAAACTCGAGCGCGAAATACAGCGCATGAGAGATGCCATCAGGCAGAATTGTGTCGTCCGCGTGGGCGATCAGCTGATGGTACAGGACTGGGTGCGAGGGGTGATCCGTGATTTTGACGTTACTTGCAGGACTGATGATCGGCCAGAGCGCTCACCAGAGCGCTAGCACAAGCGCGGCGCAGGGACGCATGGCACACCGTGGCGGGTCGTATCGCTTTGAAGGCGTCGGCTTTAGCTCGAGCTCAGCAGCGCAGGCTCTTCGCAACTGCTGCTATTACGGCCAGCGGCCAATCGTCGAGCAGTCGGTGGTACGTGGTCGCAACGGCTGGTACGCATGCGTGAGGTATCGATGATGGATGAGCGATCACCACCGACACGATATGACGAGACGCTAGCTTGGTGCGGCGTAGGGCTGCTAGCCGCGGCGCTCGGCTGGACGCTGTATTGGTCGCTCTGGCTCCTGCGTGAGATACTAGGCTGATCTGCGCAGGATTGTGAGCCCGTTGTTGTGCGGGTGATCTAGCACGATGCGCCAGTCGGGCATGCGATCGACAAACTCCGTGAGCGCTAGGCGCAGACCGCGCTTAGCGCTCATTTTGCCCCATCGCAGAGCAGCGCTCGATGCGTGAGGGTAGGCAGGCTCATCGATATAACCGAACGTATATGTGTCGTGTAAGATAATGTGCCCATTATTTCTTATGCGCGGCGAGTGGAGCTGTAGCTCTGCGCAGAGCTGGCTGTACGTGTGCCACGTGTCGATCAGCAGGCAATCGGTCTCCTCGATGTCTGCCTCGATCACATCGAGCTGCCGAAACTCAAAATCGATATGCTCCTCAGCCGCGATGCGGGCATGCTCGCTCATGTCGATCGGCAGGATGTCGTAGCACACCAATCGTTTCGGTCTCGCAGACAGTAGAGCCCAGGTGGAGACGCCACCGCGCACGCCCATCTCGGTGACGTGCTGGTAGCCAGCAGCGTGCGAGCGGATCGTCTCGAGATGCTCTGAAATATCACTGGGCCGATTGAGCGCATCGAGAAATGCTTGGTCTAGCGTGCGCATGGGAGATACTCCGTGTACTCGTACGGCCAGTGCGGCGTGAGCTCGACGATGCCGCGTGTGGTGTTGTGCTGCCGTAAATGATTAGCAGCCATCTCAGACACGATGTTGGTGCTCCAGCCGCTGGCGTGATAGCCCCCGCTGGTGCCCCAACGATAAATGTAAAAACGATCTCTGTCCTCGATCTCCTGCGTGATGGTGCCGTAGCGCTTGCGTAACTCGTCAAATAGCAGAACGTCTATCGATCCGCTATCTCTCACCTCGCTGTACCTGCCGATTGAGTCAAACACCTCACGACTCATCATCAGGTTGCAATGGTAGAGATTGCGTGATGGCGTGAGCTTGTGAGCGTCCTCCTCGAACCACGCACTAGCCGTGTGGTAGATGCGATTACTGTCGAGATGCTCGACACTGTAGCTCAGACGCCAAGGCAGGTAGATGTCGTCGTCTTCCCAGATCGCTAATAAGTCGCCTGTTGCAAGCGATGCGGTCGCGTTGAACTTTGCCCCGAGCGGCCGAATCTGATCTGCCACGTTGTAGATCTTGACCTGCGGGTGATCGTAGATCAGCGTCTGATCGCCGTAGTCATTAAGGATTATGAGCTCTTTCTCGCCCTGATAATCCTGCCGGAGAAATGACTCGATAGCGTGCTCGAGCTGGCGAGGCCTGCCATATGTTGGGCATAGGCAAGAGATCTTTGGCAGCATAACTCACCCCTGTGGTCGTGATCGTACTCTCTCGAGCCATGCCGCGGCATCGACTCTCACTAGCGGATTGTGGCTGCGCCAGTCTGAATAATGACCAAAAATGAAATGGCAGTCCTCGCACAGCGTCATGAGATTGCCGGGCGATAACTCGAGCTCAGGATGCAGGTGATAGGGCATCACATGGTGCACCTCGAGCGAGGTGACACGGTCGCATGCCTCACATTTCTGCTGCTGCTCGAGGTGCTTACGGCGTGTCGCTGACCATCTCGGAGATCGAGGAGTGCCGCCGTAGACATCAGTCACGCCGGGCGATGTGAGCAGGCGATCGAGCCAGCGAGACAATGCGTTAAACATTGGCAGCCTCGAGCACGTGAGTGCGGATCAGGTCGTTGCAGTACTCAGCCAGCATGCGCCAGCCGTGACCGTCTGGATACTCAGGATCGGCGAGGATTGCGTCACACACCTCCTCAGCCCACACCCGTAGCAGTTTCGGATCTGGTATCGGCTGACCGGGCTTGACCTTGATTGCTTGCAAGGTATGCGCCTTCACCAGCGCCTCAGCCATTACCGTGGTGACGCTGGTCAAGCAGAGCTGAGACCAGCCCTCTTGAGCCCGCGCCAGCCGTCGTACTCGCTCGATGTGCTCGACCATATCAGCCTCCTATATGATCCATGAGATCTTGCGTGTCGGGAATCCCTCGACGTTGCTAAATATCCAGCAGTCGCCAGACTTGAGCATCGCCTCGATGGTGCTGCTGCTCGCATAGAATCCCTCAGGCCCAGGACTACCCGGCCCTACTGGCCCAGTGTGAGATGATGCGCCCCATGAGTTATCGATGCGCCCATACTCGCGGCCAGTCATCGTGGCGTAACCACAGAGACACATGCAGTGCTGCCACGTGCCAGCGGCCATGGCGATGCCGTTGGCGTCTCTGGTCATCGTAAAGCCCTGCGACGAGCACATCGCTATGCCGTAGCCGTTTGCCAACGCTTTCTTGGCGTCGAGCCAGTTGCGCACTCGTGTGACGGCTCGCACCGGGTGGATCTTGGCTATCTGCTCGAGCTCGAGCGGCACGCCCTTGGTGCCGTATTCACGACATCGAGACTCTGAGTATTCCCTCAGGTCGATGCCTAGATACTCCTCACGGCCAAGCACGCCCCAATCACGCACCCATGCGGCAGCGTTTGCGCCGATCGCGCCATCGCCCTTGATACTGCCACCGCCTACCTCGACGCGGGCACCACCATAGATCGGCTCAGTTGCGAGCGGTATGTACTGCTCAGACTCGCCTGCGACGATCTCAGCACACATTGTGTACTCAATTGCTCTCGCCGTACCGAACGCAACGCAGGAGCCAACCTTGCCCTGATTGCGTGGAGGCAGGAGAGCGCCAGTGGCCTTGCGGGCGAGATCCCAGAGATAAACGTGATCGGGCAGATCCTCGATAGGAGTCGAGCCGATAGGCGTACTACTGATGTCCGCATCGACGCAGGTTGCAACGATGTCATCGACTGCCTGCTTGTCGTCTACCCATCCCGGCACATATTGGCTATTCATCGGATCGTCTCCAGAGCTGACACGATGCGGGCGGATAATGTGATTGCTGCGTCTCGTAGCTCAGGCGTCAGGGCTCGATCGTCTGCGCCCATGACTGCGGTCCACTCGACTGCGATGCGCTCTCTGACGGGCGATAGGGCAGCGTCAGCGATGCCAGCCGTCTTGCGGGCAGCGACCATAGCAGAGTAAAGCTGCTCGGTGGTCGTGATCGTCGGTGACCGTATGGTCGCAGGTGCTGCCCGATACAGCGTCAATAGTTTCGCCAATGTCGCAGCCTTATCTCGCTCCTGCGATCCGCCATAGATACCGCCGAGCGCATCGGCGAGCGTGTCAATCGGTGGTACTGGTGGAGTCGAGCTGCCGATGATCACGGTCGTGATGACTGGCTCAGTTGGCACATCGGCAACGCTGGTATATGCGAGCAGGCGATACCTGCCCGGCTTGGCGCTGGTGACCACAGTTGCTCGCTGGTTAGCTAGTAGCGAGCTAGGGAACACCTGCAATCCCTGATCGAGCGCAACATACCGGACGACCTTGCCCTCAGTCGTGCCGATGACCGAAATGAACTCAGCCACCTCGCCGCGCACCTCAGCAGGTACGACGAGCTGGCCTATCACGAGCAGCGCTGCGAGCATCATTGTTGCTGTATCCCTGAGTTGCGGGGCTGAGGTCTGCACCCTAGTGTATCGATTTTTGCGGAGATGACAGTTGCCGTGTCTGCGAGATCGTGCTGTGTAGACGAGATGTCCTTGATGCTGCCCCGTAGCTCCTTCAAGAATTCCCGGTGATCATCTCGCACCGGGATGAGTATATTCTGCGCCAGCCACCATGCGGCAGCACTGACTCCGCAGAGCACAACATAGAGCAGCCAGACATGGGGTCCAAAGGAACGGCTAACCTCATCCATGACCTAATCTCCTAGTCGTGAGTTTTGACCGCAGGTACATTGTCGTACCTGCCGTCGAAGATCTGCGGGTAAATTTCAAGAACCTGCTGCTCAACCTCAAGCCGCTGAGCTTGAGGTAGCTTACGTCCAAAATACTCTCTAAATTGACTGATATTCCAGCCCATTTCATACGCGCCGATCAAGTAATTTCTAAGCTTGTCGTTGAGCGTCAGGCTGTAGGGAACAGCACCAAATCTCGGGAAACGATGGCACCATCCGAGCCATGGCTGATACAGCACCTTACCACCATGGAGACGGACTTTGTCGTGGATATAAACCTCTTCGCCTGCGAATCCGCGGAAATGCTGCGAGAATTTCGGCCAGTCGGCCTTGCGCATGAAAGATAATGCGCTGCCATGGGCATGCACTTCGCGCGTCTCGCTGACCGGGTATCTCGAGTCCACTAGCCACGTGCCAAAAAAGTCACCGCGCAACTCGGGCGAGAGCTCGGTGGCGATGATGTTGCCTGCCTCACTTCGCAATGGCCCGACCCACATATCAGGACCGACCGCGTCAGCGCGGGCAGCAGCTACCAGTGCCTCGACCGCTCCAGGCACGAGCAGGACATGACAATCGATGACGAGGACGTGAGAGCCCTGCGCATGCTCCCACACGGAGTTTTTCGCATGCGCTGGGCCCATGG